CTTTATTAGCAAGATTCTTATCCTGCATAAGCATTTCATCAAACTCTTTACGAAGTTTGGGGAAGTAAGGATCTTCTCGTTCAAGCTTATTCACAACTCTATCGTAAATAACTTCTGCTTGAAGATAAAGACTCATACCAACAATAGGCTTAACTCTATCATTAAACGCAGCATCCGCATCTTCTCCCCAATCGGGGCGCTCAACAGTATTATTATTGTTGTTATTATTATTGTTATTATTGTTGTTCTGATTCTTACTTTCCAATGCCGTAAGCTTCGTCTTCAACGTAGCAAGCTCGCCAGTAGTATTAGAAAGTTCAGCTTTAACAGTATCTACTTGATCTGCTTTAGCTTTTACCGCGTCAAAACTTGCAAGAATCTCTTTAATTTGTTCTTTTGTTTTACCCGGAAATTCTTCTGCAAGAATCTGTTCTGCTGTTTTACCGAAAGCCATTATGCCACCGCCTGATCTTTGTGACTATCTTTAATATTCCTAAACATATGTAAAAGTTCTCTTATAAAAACTCTTTGTGCTAAAAGTTTAATCCTCAGAGTATCTGCTCCCGACATCGTAGCAGGAATATTAAGACACGAAATATCCAATGCCTCATCTAACTCCATTAGATACTGTAGGAATTCCCTGTGTCCCGGATGTTGGCATAAACTCACTAGAATTTGTTTGTGTTGAAGGAATCGCTGAAACGCTGTTATCACCGGCGTTTCCACCTTCTCCTGCATTTCCTGTACCGTTTGATCCTGTGCTGCCATAGCTCTTGCTCCTTTCAATTTCTTCTTCCGTAGGAAGAGATTTCTCATACTCATTTAAAGCTTTCACCAAATCGTTGTCAGGTAAAAGTCTTGAAGTATCATCATGCCCAAAGTTTCTTAAAACCTGATGCATCAAAGCATCTGAAGAACGTATAGTTTTAACTAAATATTTTGCTAATGGGGGTGGAACTTGACCCCCTACTACTGACTGCATTAATTGAGCGATCCCCATATGATGCTGTCGCAACACGTTGACAAGCAGCATATCGTTTTGCTTTTCAAGCTCCCTATTAATTGATGCTGTAGATGCTCTAACAGGAAAATTGAGTCTTCCGCTCTTAACCGCTTCCAAGGCTTTAACCAAGTACTTTTCGTTCTTACCAAAAATTCTTCCCTTGTCTCCGAGGCCGAAGGTTGCATAAAGTTTTAGTACTAGCCTTCCTAAAGAGATGTGTGAGTAGCGCATGTCTGTGGTGCGGAGGTTACTACGTTTGTTGCTTTGTTGCATTACGGAGAAAGTACCCATTGCGGAGTATACTCCCTTACGAGGGTTCTGTGTACCTCCTCCACTAGCTTGAATACCCATGTCAATACCTGCACGACGTTCGGCAAGTTGTAAGGACATTTGTTCTTCGGGGACAGTACTTTCAGTAGCAGTACCTAGATTCATAATCTCTATCTCGTGCTGTTCTCCTGGAACCACAGCCCCCGGATATAAACTAAATATCGAATCCAACTTACTTGCTCTGCTAACTCGTGCGATACTGGTGTTCCGCAAAGTACCCGCATCATTGCGCTGATTGTGTTTTGTAGAGATTTCTTCTTGATAGTGCTCAAGCATTTCGGCATAGCCATATCCAAGGATTCCATCATCATCATATCCTAACCGCGCCATTCTAAAAGGTTCTTCATTATCAGGATAAAAGTTAAAGATCGCACGCATTTTGGTGTTACTTCTATAATGATAAGAGTAGATCATTCTATAACGTTTGCCGTTATGAAAGTATGGAAACCAGCACTCATATATCCAATACTCTGCATTAGAAGGTGCTGCTGTCTCAGTTACTCCCTGATCTTGTTGACGCTTTTGCTGCGCGCCGTCTGTAGTAGGAGTATCATAATTTCCAGTAATCTTTTTTACAGCTTCTCTATCATAGATACCTTTAAAAGCTCTCTCTTCAAGATCATATTTTGAAAGTTTGATAATATGGTATTTGAAACGACACTCTTCTAAAGTAGAAGACTTCGTATCATATCCCATATCTTCAAAAGGAAGCTTTACAGGTGTAGGACCATGCTTTTTTAATATCTCTTTTTCTACTCCTACCTTCGAACCATCTAAAGAAACCATCTGAACTTCCATAAGTTTTTCAAAAGGAGCTTTAACAAAGCTCGTTCCAAAGCTTATAGCTTCTCCAAACCATAAACTTTCTACACGATAGAGATCCAATTCTTCTTGTTCAGAAGAAAAGAAGTTCATCGCTTCTTCTACCGCAGATCGTTGTTCTTCACCTAACTCTTTTTCTTCCCATTCCCCTACTAAAGAAGCATGATAAATTGGTAGTACATCCCATATAGAAGCCATTATAGCGGCTTTTAAAATATCTACACAAGTTCCTATGATCTGTACTACCAAGTTTGAAGCGTTAGGCCAAGGAAAGTTTTTCTTTTCGGTTTGCCGTTCTCCGCGTGCAAGACGACGCCATTTAGTAATCTTAGATTCGTGCAGAATTGCAAGAGAATCTTTAATAGAACGTATGTTATCTTTAACATACGTTTCTAAAACGCTATCAGCGTCTTTGCCTAGCCTAACCGGAGTTGGGGTTATAGGGTACATTTAAGTAATTTTTGTCGTGGACGGAACAAGTTTAGGAGCAAGATTTCCTACAGCTTGCGTCTGTTGTATAGCCATTGCTTTAGGAACCATATCGTCTTTTATAATACGGCTAAGTCTGGTAATTTCTTTATTTGCCGCATCAAGTTGAAGTTGTAGTTCTGCAAGTTGTTGTGAATGATCTGCTTGTTCACGAAGTCCGTAGAGTTTAATTGTATTAATATCGTGTACTGCAATCACAGGAGTCTTATTTCCTAATGCAGAATCTCCTAAAGCGTTCTCTACCTGCGTCACATTAACTTTGTTAAAATCCACAATTATAATATCTCCCGGTTGTGGACGAAAGAGTTTTATTACATCAACACTCATACCTAATCTCCTTAAAATCGGCCCCCGCTAGTTACTAGAAGATTCCGCGCAAAGAACGCGCGGGGCAGGGTCTTATTTAGGCTGATGGGGAACGGCAAAGCTATAGCTAGTTTGTAAGTTGCATCAGCCCCAGAACGGAAGACCCTGCCAAGAGAATACCGTTTTTCTGGAATTTGTACAACTGCACCTAACATATAGCCTCGCCGTTTCCTAAAGTTAAACTTTTGTTACTTAACTTGCATGTGCCGCAGCATCAGGATGAATAGAATTAAGTACATCAACCATTCCTTGAGCAACTTCTGTACAACCTTTAGTAAATAACTGTGGTTGTGCAATTTGCTTTCCGGCTATAACTTGACTTGTAGAAATAATATTAGCCACTAGAGGAACTAAAGCCTGAAGTTTTTGTGTCCCAGTGCTATTTGGTACTGCTGCAAATGCAGTCTCAATACTAACCACAAGTTGCGCTATCGAAGTAAGATCATTTACTCCAGTGCTTATATATTTAGCTGATTCTCCACTACCTAGAAATGGGGCTATAATTGGTCCTATTCCAGTAGCTACCCCAGCCACATTTAAAAGAATTTGTCCTAGTTTTTTAAGAAAAGTTAACATTTTTTAAAAGGCTCCTTTTATTTGTATCTTTTATCTTGACTTTTTAAAGTTTTAGTAAAATTCTCCCATAAAGTATCCGTTTTCATCTCAATCCTAGTAACAGTACTAGACATATTCCAAATAGCACTTGTTATTTTCCAAAGAAATCCAACAACAATAATAGCAAAACTTATTAATGTTATAAATACATGTTCCGGTTTTATATCAAGTCCTGGATCTATAAACATGTATTAATACCCTGTTAACTGACTTCTACCTTCGGTAGAGGTTAGAGTTTGTTTAAAAGGATTATTTGAGTTCTGTTTTTCTACAAATTCTTTTACATCAGCTGCATTAGCCACATTTTCCCAAGTCTGTGGGGCATAGCCTAAAGTATCTAGAATATCTACTGTTTTGCCGACAGGATACTTACGAAACTCTTCTACAAACTTTGTATCGTGTCGGGAACAAAAAAACTGATTGTTAAAGTAGAAAGGATCCATTGCTTCGATTCTTAGAGCTTTGCCATTCTCGGTTCTTTCAGTTTTAAGAGGTTCTATTTTAAATCTCTTTTCGAAAGGTAGTGTAGCAATCTTCTGATCTAAATGAAACTTCAAATACTTTTGCGCTGCTACAGTTTCAAGCCAAACCTTTCTTAAACTCCACTTCTCGGCCCATTCAAAAATCTTTTGAACAAGCTGCTCATACCCCACAGACTCAGCAAAACAATCAAGAAGGTACAAACGCCCCAAAGGCTTGTAAAGTCCGGTGACAGTAATAGCATGGCGGCAACTACCGTCGCTCCCAGAATGATTAGGATCGACAACCATTGAAATAAGGAGTTCACGAGGCCATATATCTTTGATAATTTTACCGTTTTTTGTCTCGTGTACGAGCTTAACTGGACGGTATTTATTGCCGGTTTTATCAAACTTTTCATCTCCGAGTCCATATTCGTAGTAGTTTAGAAGATCTTCCGTCCATCTTGTTGCACCAGGAGCTACTGGATCATTTAGAAATTGGCAAGAGAATAGGTATGGACCAAGTCTCTTCTTCCAATGTTCAAGTTTTTCTAAACTAAATTCTTCTGGAAAAATAATTTTTC